TCAAGGTTGGGAATAGAAATTCCGTCCTTCGCTCAATATTGCGAAGAATTGGATCAACACATTTCGGAAAAACATCTGAAGAAAAATAAAAGGGATCAATACTGACCTCAGCGATTTGATCACGACATCCATGTCATGATCATCATTACCCCCGCACTCAATAACCCTCCCAAAAACGTAGCCAGCATGTCCCGCACATCGTACGTCTGCTTCCGGATGTACTTATCTACCACCTCTTTTCCTACAGCAAGTATCGCTGCTAATATTAAAGCGTAATACCAGGTAGGCATTAACAGCGATAACCAGGCACCCGCGAAGAAGTGGGTTGTTTTGTCGTAGCCGCCGAGGCGGTTGATTATAGTGTCTTGGGTGTTCATTAGCTGTATAACCAGGCTTTGCCTTCTGCTTTATCTGCAGCTACCGTGTCAATGGCCGCCTGCTCAAAAGCGAGGAATCCATTAATAATATCTACATCCTGTAGTGCCTGCTCGTTTTCCGGATCAGACTGTAGCGTGGTTTCGGCAGCCGTTTTAATAGCCAGCAACTGAGGCATTAGCATATCAGACATTTCTCCATTAATATGCTTGCCCTGCACGTGATTGATGCCGGCTATGATTGTATAAACAGAATACACAGTGCTCAAGTCTATGTCTACGCTTACCGCATCGTCATCTTCATAACTACCGGCTTTGAGCTTGTTTTTAAATTCATAAAGGGTATCAAAAATCGCAGAAGCGCTCATGTTTTTTACATGCTTTGTGATGTAATGGATGTGTCCTGCTTTTAATGTTATATTCTTTTTCATTTCAAAATATTTTATTGAATTTTACCACGTTGATAATGCCGCCCTCACCCATGTATTTGTCGCTGTACAGACATATATATAGGTAGACGTGATTCTTATTTCTCCTTTTGTCCCCGTTGCTGTTGCTGATGCGGGGGCTGAGTTTAGATCAGTGAGCTTGAATGAAGGCGATACAAAGCTCCCATCTTTGTCAACATACGATTTCGTGTCGCCTTGATTTTGAAAATCTACAGTATGCCCGGTAGAAGATCCATTGGCATTATTAAAGGCAAACACAGAAAAATTATCAGCAGTATTTCTTAGAAGATTAGAAGTAGTTGATGCAGTTCCAAATGTAATTGATCCGTAATTTGCTCCAGCTCCAGAATATATTCTTCTGTTTGCATCAATTGCTAATTGATTTATTCCATTTGCAACAAAAATTATAGGTTGACTATTTTGCGTTCCTATACTTAGAGCGGAATTTTTATTTGAAAAGAAGTCTCCTATATTAGTTATATACGATAAAGTTGTTCCTTGATTCTGAAAGTCTAATATATTTCCTGTAGAACTGGCATTTGCGTTGTTGAAAGCGAAGACAGAGTAGGTGTTATTGGTGTTTCTTTGTATAAAAGCAGGGGATGATGAAGAGCCAAAATATTGTAAGAAGTATCCGCTGTTCGGATTAAACATTCTGCCATTTGCATCGAATCCTAATCTGTTAACTCCGTTTACTTTTATGTAAACAGAGTTGGCATCATTTGTTCCAATACTTATATCTGTCCCAAACGAATTCCCTCCTTGCTTGATATAACCATTAAGAATCCTGTCTACAGAATCTTTATTATAATGATATACCCACTTGGCATTCTTTGCAATAAGAGTATCAACCTTCGCCTGCGAGAACGAAAAAACAGCAACGAACAAAAACGGAATTAAAAGTATCTTTTTCATGACTTATATTTTTTCAACAATTATATTTTCGCCAGAAGTCCTTGCAGATATAGTTACCGTATTCCCGGACTTGGAAAAAGGAACACCCACTATTACGCCATTTGTGTTTACGAATACTTTAACCCGCTTTGATTCAGAGGGTAGGTCGAAAGTTGTGGTGAACTGTGTTTGATTCGAAGTAGCCGTAAAAGACTGGCTATCGAAACTATCTGTTCCGCCGCCCCCTTCTGGGGGCTCAACGAAAAAAGGATAAAACCATTCGGATATTGATATTTCATTTTCTTCATCGGTTCCGGACAGTGTAGCTCCTTCAATTTTTATAGTGTCTGACTTTTTAAAATCAGATGTTATTGAATGATTGTGCCTTAATACAACCACTTGTGATTCGGGTTGATAATAAAACTCCTGAAGGGATGTCATTGTTCTTTTAATGCCGTCATTTTTCTGAATCTTTGGCAATCCTCCTTCGGTAAAAAAGTTTATAGTGCTCATTTTATTTTTGGTTTAAAGATTCACATATTTTGTTCCTGAAATAAAATCTTTGTTGTTCACTTTTGCTAACAGGTCTCTCCACCCGTAGCCGAATGTTTTTTCAAAATGAGGGCGATCAATTATTGACTTAAAATTGCCGCCCCAGAAAAAGCCGTATTTCTCTGCTATAGGTACAATGATTTCATATTCAAAATTCCAGTTCGGTCTGCCGTCTTTCATTTGCACAAGATCAATAGCAAGGCCATAGTTATGATATGAGCTGCCGCCCTTCGCATTGGTTACCTTCTTTCCCGGCTTGTTTCTGCCAATTGCATATAGTTCGTTCTGTTCCTCAATTGTCCTCAATCCCTGGATTATCCTCAGTGTTATATCAAAGGTGTTTTCGGCTTCAGTAATAAACTTTTCGGCATCCTCTCTCATAGATGGATGCAATAGCTTTATTCTTGTTATGGATATCCCGTCGTTCATCGTTTAAAAAGTTTGTTATAAAATATATTGAACGTAACATTCCACATCGCTCCTGCCATTATCACATCCACCCACCAGTTATAAAAGAAGGTATATTTCACCATAGCCATAATCAGAGATATTATCATCAGCGACTTTGCAATGTGCCAGCCGTCCATTTTCCAGCTAAAGATTTTTTTCGAGTACTTCCAGCTCGTGCGCTTATACCAAAACCTTTCATTCCAGTTCACGAATACGCTTTCATAGAAGTTTTCATTTTCGATTATGTCCATGAAGGCGTTTAAAATTGCTGCTATGACTAAGTATAAGGCACTCATGGTTTAATACACGATTTTATAATTGAGTTTTGCCGGGCCATTTGCTAACATTTTAACCGGTAGAATTAAAATTGTTTGATGCCCCGGCAATGAGGTTATTCGTATAATATTGTCATCACCGTTTGAATGATAAAAGTCAGAATGAACCATCCCCAAAAAGGATTGATCCTTCTTTTTAAAATTCCGTTATCATACTCCTGATAAGAAAGCGGCTTCCCCATATCCCGCGTTCCTTCATTTACGATCAGCGTGAAAATGAAAGCCAGCGGCGGTATAAACAGGAAACAAATCCACTTATCATGTTCTACGATTTCAATACCCTTGTTTGTCCCGATAAAGAAAATCAGCGGCGCTATATACGCTATTGCAAAGCCGATAAATTTTGACAATACCTTCATATGATTGATTTTAATTTTAGAATTACACCGCCTACCACAAGCACAGAGGCGGCTATTATCGCCCCCAACTTGAAGCCCGCCCAATACCTATCCGGTTTGTTTTTAAGGTCTTCCCGAAGCTGTGCGCTTTTATCCTGCTCATTAATCAGCCTATCATTCAGCTCCGCTATCTCTACACCCTTTTTTGCATTAGCGACCTGCAGGGCCGCGTTATCAATCTGGCACACCTTTAGTTTGTCCATGCTTACGCGGAAGGACGTGTCCGTCTTGATCTTGTCCGGGCAAGGGATGTTTCCCAGCTTCGCTATTGTAAGAGCTATATTCAGCGAATCAGACCGGCGCTGTAATTCATTCAACACTTTTTGCAAGCCTTCATTATCCTGCCCGGCAATGATCTGTGTCATGTGTAAGATATCCTGCCGGGATTGAGCTAACTGACTTTCCAGAGAGGCTATTGCCTGCTTATACCGCGTGCTATCAGTAACGGTTGTTCCCTCGCTGACAAATTCCAGCGGGGGGTACCTTGTTGAGCAGACGGTTGTCAGTAGCTTTTCCTGGCTATCGTTTAAATCGGACACACTGGCGATCTTATTCAGCGCCTTGTTGGTTGTTACGCATGACGCCAGAAACGCGCTGACACTCAAAAGGAATAATATCCAGAAGATTATTGTTTTCATTGCTGATCCTGTTTTGGTTTTAATTTTTCAAGCAGCCACACTATCCGCGGAACGATAGTATTCTTCAATGCCAGCTCATAGAAGCTGGTGGTGAATATGTACGACACGAACAACTTCTTTAGCGTCTCCCGGGTAAATTCTACCGGATACTTATACTCGATGAATACATACACCGAAACAATCAGCGTGCCCACTACCAACACTTTCCACGCATCTGTAATGATGTATTTTGTGAAGGGTATGCGCATTGTATCGGGTAGATAAGCCTTCGATATCAGCCCGGCGCATATATAAAGCAGCACTACGGGCCATTCGACGCCAAGTGACTTTATCAGGGTAATTACTTCTTCCATCTTTTATTTTTTTTCACGTTTAAAAATTCATTGTAAATCTTGACCACATAGTACACTATCGTAAGTATACCAACCATTACCCCTATAGCGAAAGTCGCTGTTCCCCTGTCTATATATGCAAGGGTATTGAACAGCAAGGATATCAGCGTCCCTGCTATTCCTACATGGTTGTGATCATTGTGCATTATTATATTTTAAAAGGTTCTTCATAAGAATTGTTTTATGGCAAAAAGTACCTAAAATGATATGTAATCAAATACGTGGTTGACGCTGTACCGGTAAAAGCAAACTGAATGTTTCCGGTAGACGGATTTGCCAGAATAACTCCGGACATGCCAGAATTTGCATTTGTCTGATAAGCTCCCGCAACATCCGTAATATTTGAAAACGTTGCCGTAAGACCCGATGGAACATTGAGTTCAAAATATACCAGTCCGGATGAAGTTGCGGTAACATAAATGTTCCCATCAATATATACATTGTTGGCAATTCTAAAATATGATGCATATTGAATTGTGTCGCTTGATATATTAAGCGAAGAGGATCGTGTAGGCAAATAATTACCCGCCGACAGGTTCGTAATCGCCGATATAGGAATATTTGAAAAAGTATTATTGCTTCCGCTGATGGTTTTGTTTGTAAGCGTTGCAGACGCGCTATTTTTTGTCGCGTCGCTGGTGTTGTCAACATTACTGAGTCCAACATCGCTTTTCGATAAAGACGCCCACGCTTCGCTTCCGCTAACCATTTTTAAAAACTGCCCATCAGTCCCTTTTGCTAATCGACCGGGTGTACCGGATGTGCTTCCAACGATAAGGTCTCCTGCTGTAGTCATAGGGTTGGTCATCTTCCCGTTTATCTGAGTTTGTGCATTCGATGTCAGAGAATTTATATATTGTAGTTCTGCATTGCTTACAGATCCATCGGCTAGCTTTGCCGCATCTATTCCTGTTGCTACTTTTGTATTAGTCACCGCGCTGGCATCTATCGTCCACGAGGAGCCGCTACTACTTACCGTTATGTCTCCTTTATCCCCATCTGTCAGACTACCGCCACCAGTGCTTGATCCTATCTTCACATACGACCCTCCCTGGTAGATATAGGTAGCTGCGGTATCAATAGCGTAATATTGCAATCCCGGAAGACTTGCAGGATTACTAAGTGTCAACCGCTGTGAATAATTCCCAATGTTGACCCGCGCCCCTGTTCCATAACCTGCCGGCGATACAGTATTACCTTCCGCGGTAACCCAGAGCAGGCTGTCCACATAAGGAGCGTAGTTGAGTACGAATGTATTGGTGCTATCTATACTGTTGTTGGAGAAAACGCCTCCATTTATCTTTCCGATAGCAAAAGCAGCGGCACTACCATTAATAACCTTATTGTTTGTGATTGAGATATTACTGTGCCAGCTATTTGGATAACTGTTTCCTGAAATCGTATTGAAACTATTGTCACTGCAATTAAATGCCGTATTGCCGTCTACTATATAATTTGTTCCGTTGTCGTAGAGATAGACAGCAATTGCAACGTTTTGTATGTAGTTGCCTTTTATTTCAATACCCCAATTGTTAAGTCCATGTACACGTACCCCATATGCTCCGCTTAGCCCCGTGTTTGTATTCAAAATATTGTTGTTAACCTTAATATTTTTAACATCCGAGCCGTTAACGCCTACTTCTATTGTTTTTTCATAAATTCCACCTTCAACAACATTATTAAGTATCTGAATGTCATCCGCATACGCAGACACGCACGCATAAGATTTTGCGCCAGTCTTCCACCTTTCGCTTTCAAATAAATTGTTTCTAACGACAATGCCAGACGCGGATAATTTAATACCGCGCTTATTTACATTTTTAAAATGATTGTTGTAAATCTGCGCACCAATGCTGTCAGTGTAGCTCTCAATGTATATGTTGTCGCAGTCCCAGTTGCTTCCGGCACCGGTATTAGTTGTTGCTTCAAATACATTGTCATATATCTTCATGTTTTTTGTGCCGGAGGTTCCACTGCACTTTATAGACCGAGAAATGCCTGTATTTTTTGCATTAATTGTTCCAAAATTATTGTTTCTAATAACCAGATTTGGGTTATTGCTGCGCACTAATATCCCTTGCACATTGCCTGTCTCGCTACCATTCTGATCCATGCCGCTAAAATCGTTACCTTCAATAAGAAGCGACTTATACCCGCTCGCACACTCCACACCAGTTACCGCTTTAGAGCTGCCGACAAAAGCAATATTTCGCGTGCTTATACTGTCTGCGGCGAGCGTCCACATACTTATAGCCGTAGCAGTGGCTGATGGATTATATTGTATCACAGTGCGGTAGCTGCCTTCAAAACTTTTGGTAGCAGTAAACTCCCGGTTGAGCTGGAATGATCCGTCCGGAAACTTCACCGTTTGCCCGGGAAGGCAGGCTCCCTGCGACATTGATAGATACTTATAGCAGTCGCTTGTGCCTGGTTGAATTCCATACCAGGATGCATAAAAATAACCGTTAGCACCCCGTGCATTCGTAACTGTAAGGCTTGTATCAAAAAGCTGTTGCCCCGGATCACCAATAAGCGTATTGCCGCCAAAGTTTATAGACCCGCTGCCTGTCAGCATCACACCGTCCACCTCTATCGTTTTTCCCGCGGGAACTGTAACAGAAGAATTAATAATAATATTCCCTCCACTGTTGCTACTAAAACGCAATTTACGAACCGCGCTATTTGATAGAACATACCTAATACGTGCTGCCATATCACTACCGTTTGCGAATATTCCTACTGATTGTGCATCGAAGGTTGTTGAGCGCATATCCTTGCGCACATAATTCTTACCGGATACTGTCACACCAGTAATGCTATCGTTTGCCGCCCATGGAGGAAACGAACCTGCATATTCTATCCATTCCGTTTGAGATGCCCTGGCAAAGAACGTCCCAGCCGTATCAGGAATTTGAGCAAACGCTTTGGTCGAAAAGAAAAAAATAAATATCGTTATCAGTTTTTTCATACCGTTGTTTTAAAAATTAACCGTGCCCTGGCCGGAGGTGCCACCGCCGCCACCGCCGGTATTATCTGTCCCATATTCTACTGTTACATCATTGCCCACAACGCTCACTACCTTCATAACCTGTCCAACAGATGGCTTTGTAGATGGCAGATAGGTTGTAAAACTGCTGGTAATAATTGCAGGGGCCTTATATGTAACCTTGTTGCCTGCGTTATCATAGAGCGCAAACAACCCGGGATCTCCGGCTGCACCTATTGCCAGCATTTCATTAGGAATTAAATTCCGAATACCGATATTGCCTCCCGATGAAATAACCATCCTTCGTGTTGAATTGGACGAGAAATACTGCGCATGCGCGCCGATAGTTCCAACATCTCCATAGGTGCCGTTATAGCCCGCGAATACACCTTCGTTCAACCCGTCCAACAGCGATATTTTTGAAGATCTTGTGCCGGTAGTAGCGGTTTGCTTTAAAAGAATATTCGCATTAATAGATATAGCGCTATCGGTTATTATTTGCAAGGAATTGGTAGGAGAAGAAGATACATTACCCATTCCGACAAACCTGTTCGTCCTGTTAATCCGAAAGCTCGCAGTGTCTTTGTTTGTTCCTGTGCCAAATAAACCAAATGCATCTGCAAACGGCTCCGATATAGAGCTCACCCTTTCCAGCTTGCCTGTGGATGGATTGAACTGGATCAGATTCCCAGATCCAGTGAAATTCTGAAACGATGGATTGTCGAGAAGTTTGTTAAAAAAAGTTTCGCTCCTGTCTAAAGTTGGCCTGTTGTCGGCCCAATACACACCGGCATGCGTGCGCACATAATCGCTGTTAAGATTAGCCGTAGTATCATATATGTTATCCGAGATCCGTATGTCATAAGCCGCAGTGCTATCCACCAGCTCAACATTCGGTTTTTCGTTTGCCTTAAGCACGTTGATGCTTGCCAGCTTCACCCCCCGTTTCACAATGGTGTTATTAGTTACCCGGTATTTCGCGGCAATAATATTCTGGAATATACCGTCATTGATGAATGAATATGGCAGCGTCGAGATAGCGTTATCCTGTATGTATTGTTCTTTATACGCGAATACAGGATAGCTCGTCCCGTTGATTGTTTGCCGGTCGGTTCCATTAACATTGATAATATTATTTAGCATTCCATCCAGCACATTATGAATAACAGATACAGACCGCAAAGGGTAAAGCGTATAAGAATCCGGCTGAATCAAAAATGACCCAGACCTTGCCTGATATCCGGAAGGTTGAGAGCCGGTGAAGATGTTATCCTTAATCGTGATGTCCGTCCCGACGAACGCACCGAAGCTATACCCCTTTCCTGTTACCCCTGCGGTCTTTGTCAATCCCGGTACGGGCTTGCTCCCGTCGAAGACCTCTGCATTTATTTTATTGCTGTTTGTGAACCTTATGATATTGGCATGCAATTCTATTGGATTGACTTCGCTTACATTGAAGGTGTTGGATTCCACGTCCGCTTCATGCCCGCCTATTGATATACAATATCCCACTCCGCCACTATTGCGCATGGGGTAAGAAAATGTGTTTCTTTTCATCTCAACCAACCTGTATACCCCCATTGCCCCGAGCTCTACATTAAACACCCGGTAACAGGACGCTATGCTTGATCTTGTAGCCTCTATTCCCCCGGTAACAGTATCTCTCAAGAACTGGTCCCATCGGCGAAAAGATATAGTTGGATCGCCGCCGCCATTTGTGTATACATCTACCACTTTTAGTTTCTCATTTAACCCCGCGGCAGCTATAATATCTCCCACAAATAGGGAATTGGTATTCGTAACATTAGCGTCTATAGTGGCGGACAGTGTTATAAACTTAACTGCTCCGCTACCCATGTCTTTAGAACCTATCCTGGATGGTGTGGCAGGAGTGTAGGAGGTATCCCCTTTTGTAAAAGATGCATTACTTAAAACAGATGTATAAGAAGTTCTCACGGATGTGCCGATCACACCTTCTACATTCATCCAGGCTCTTTTAGCATCGTTGTCATTAATATACACCCTGTTATCAATATCTTCCGGGAATGTATTTTTCTTTCCGGCTCCTACGAACTGAATTGAGTGATCTCCGCCATCAAGATCATTGTCAAGAACATAAGAATTTCTCACGTAACCATATACAGACATAAGCGCACAGGGGAAATAATGAGCCTGCATGGCTTTATCAGATACCGTAGTCTTTAAACCCGGGGTAATGTGTACGCTATCCGCATATACATCGGTCACTGTATATGTCCCTAATCCGTCAATGGAAAATTTCATCCCAGCAATAACATTCTTCTGATAAGCGCTCTGTTGGGTGGAAGACTGGCTACGGGTAAGAGTTGTAGAACCTAAAGATCCCGTATAGCTTGGGTGAGAAAATAGCAGGGATCCACCCTCCTGGTAGATGGGCATTACCATAGCGTTCTTTACGATGTTCACCCGAAGACCTTTATAATCGGTATTAACAATCCATCCGTTTGTGCCATCGTAAGAGCCTCCGTATACCTTTATTACGGCTTTGCTGCTGTCGTTACTGTCAATCGTATAGTCAATGATCTTAAAGTAAGCGTTTGACGTCGCGTAACCGGTAACATCCAGCCCGGAAGTGCCTTTATAGCCAAATTGAATGTCCTTTCCCCTCATCAGGCGAGAAGCAATCGCATCTTTACCGAGAGTCTGAATATGAATGAGGGTATCACCTACACTCTGGTCTTGCGTTACATACAACCCGTCTCCTATATTATATTTTACCGTGTTATTGGTAAAGTGAACATTATTGTATACCCCGGATGAATCCGTGAACAACTGATCAGCGCTTGCCTTGAATGCAGAGCGGCTGATATTCATTATTTTCATATCGGTTACTACAATATCATCAACCTGCGTATTCTTTGTATTAGTTATGTCTGATGTTGTAAAATACATCAGCGTGTTTTCCATGTCGGCGTTACCTCCATGAATAGTTACCTTTCCTGCAAACTTCTTGGCTGGCGCAATAACATTCTGGTTGGAGCCGGTATATAATCCGGTTACAGGATCGTTCTTCAGCGGAGTAAATGTAAATATAGCCTTATCTGCCTGAGGGCTTAGTGAAGGCTTTATGGTCGCATCGTTTATATCAATATCTATCCCGGAAGGAACGAATGTTTGATTTGATCTGTATACCCTTTCCTTCGTAAACTGCAACCTTTTTTGAAACGCTGCATTCATAGCAGCCTGCAGGTAAGTAGTAATATCCGAAGTGTCGGTAATGTCGGGTGCTAAAAACCAATCCATCTTTACCGTTACTCCATCCCATTGTCTTTTGTATCTTTTTCCGGATGAGGCTACAATAGTTTCCCAGGTATTATCTGCTGTGGATGTGTCTGTTTCGTCCTGGGTAAATGTTCCGGTACCGTGGTCTGTTATATACGCTACTTTAACAGCAGGATTGTTTAACGCCCGCAACCCCGCTATTGAGCCGTGGTATATGTTGTTGATGACGGTGTCGGAGCCGGAACCTCCCGGGTAAATCCATTTCGATCCATCATAATATCCCACACTATCTTTACTTTCGTCAAATACCATTAAGCCCTTAAATGGCGTTCCTGTAATAGCACTTGTATTTGGAACCCGAGGTAATCCAATACCTTTATCCCCTCCGCTGTTGGGCCCTATCTGCAGATATGCTGAACTGTCATTGTTGCCTTGCCTGCCAACAGACAGTTTATTCAAGAAATTATACTGAATAATCTTGTTTTCAATCTGTCCATAAGCAACATTAAAAAGCAACAATAAAATCAATATATTTTTCATCTATAAACCAGCGTTGCCACTTCCTTTGGCTTTAACGGAGACTGATTTGAAAATACGATTCTCGAATTTGATTGATCGTAAACAGCAGATGACGATGTTGGAACCATGAACGGTATTCCGGTAATAGAAGTCGTTCCTGTTTTAGTGTAATATGAATTATAGGTAATCGTGTACAATGGAGAATGATAAAGTTTTATATAATTTTCTACATTACCAACATTAATTAAAGAAACAAAATCGTACGATGACGCAACGGATGGTATTGCAGGAAAGTCGTAGTTTGATTCGTTTCTCTCAATAAGGTATTCTGATTCATCTCCAAGAATAGAAACCTTTGTATATAATCCAGATTCAAACTGGAGTAAATTATTATAAGCATTATACATACCTGGTAGCTGGGGGCTATCAATTGTCACCGTTAAGATACTTAACGAAGATGCTGCAGATATGCTATAATCACCGAAATCTGTACCGTTAATAGAATTTTTTAATCCTATTACGACATCTGAAATAGAATTTCCGGGGACAGGATCATAACGAGCCATTATGCCCTTAAACATGAATATATAACTATTGCTTGTAGATGTTGGGGCGCCCCCATACAAAGTGTATTTTCTTATATAATTACTTCCAGAAACTGTTGTAGTTGACGGAAAAAAACTACCCGCCGTGAAAGAATCACCCTTGAGCCCCCGCGGAGAAATTCTTGTAAAAGAATACACATCACATGTCATGCTCTCTGTTGAAAAAGCATTTCCAAGCCTTATGCCAATCCCCTCCCGGTCGAGATATAATATATCCGGGAAGTTCAACGTAGGGTGAACCTCTACCGGCATCACATAGTTGCCGTCCACTCCGTTTATATATTCATATCGTTTCACTTCTGATATATTGCGTGAACCCATTCGCCCGGCTCTCCTTCTTGTTTATAAAGAGGTGTACCAAACGTTAGCTTTCCAAGCGTTGATTCAAACAGCACTTCGCTGCCCCCGGGAATGCCTGATGTTATAACTCTTATGCCTACTCCTTCTCTTGCCAGATATACCATTGTAGCGCCAACAAGATTAGGATCTGCCACCTCTGTTTCTCCTCCTTCAGCCTCATATTCCCACGGATGATCATCGTCTGCATTTGGATCGGAATTGGTTGAATAAAACACCGCTTCACCATTTACGATCATAGTATAATCACAGGTTGCAAACTGGCTTACATCTCCCGTTATATTTACGCGGGTAAAATACCCGAAGCCATGAACTCTCATCACATCCGTTCCGTCAGTAAGTGAGAAATTAAACTCAATCAACTGGCGATTCTTTTGCCATCCGACAACATCCGCTACAGTTATAGGCTCCCCTAGGAAAATAGGACCCGACCCAGTTATTGTTGCGGATGTCTTATTGGGTATCCATGTTCTGTTTTTGCCACTATCGTAAAAGGTGGTATCATACGTATCGGTGGTAAATTCCAAAAAACATGAGGCGTTGCAGGCAATAGCATTCTCTACTCCTCCCTTATATACTTTAAGCAAAACATTTTTGCCATGAACTATCATTCGTAGATATACTGGAACTGCCTTGTGTCACCTTGTGGATCTCCGTTGTCTTTTGTGGTATCGTAGAACTCCTGTAATGAAGCCCTGAATGTGTTTTGTCCAAGTGAAATTTCGAGATTCGTCGCGAGATATACCTTGTTAGGTATTGCCGAAAGCGTGAATTGTGTGGGCGGCCCTATTATTTTGCCGTTATAAACTAATCCTAAAAAAGAGCCGTCAATCTTTGTGTAAAGTCTGTGTGATGCCTGATAGGCTGCAATATCGTTAATTCTTATGAGATTTTCAATTTCTTCTTTTCCCTGGCGATGCCATTTGCCTGTTAATTTTGTGTCATCATCCCCGCGAAATAAGGCTCCTGATATTATTTTTTTAGGAGCATCGCTTATTGCGATATTTTCCTCTACTTTATTCCGCAATATTCCATTAGAGCCAATTTTGTCATATTCTCCTCTTATTTGTATGGAATTGCTTACGAAAAGCTGCCAATCAAAAGACAAGTCTTTAAGCCATATTTCATTCCCGTTAACGTCAAGAGTGGTATTGTAGAGCCTTATCTCCAATAACCCACTTTCCGGGAATCCTGATGTCTGAACGGTAAATGAAAACCATTCATTTGAATTCATGTCTGATGCGGTGTACATCTGTATTACAGATCCAGTTCCGGTTTTCCAAATATTACTTTCATAGGCAGGAGAATTAATACTTGTACTAAAGGAATAATTAGTTCCACTATCTCCAAAAAGAACAAGCTGAATAAGGGACAAGGTTGCCGGCCCGTGATAATTATATTTTGTCCTAATCTGCCCGGATATGCTCATCTTATCTCCAGCAGACACTTCTACTTGCTCAGAAACAAGCCGGTTAACCTCCATGTCTGTGTTTGGATTTTCCCTCGGCAACACAATATAAGTTTCAATAAGTTTCCTTGTTTCAGAATCGTAAATCTGGTTTCGATATGGATGCACGCCGGTTATCTCACTGCCATCTGGTTGGCTAAATGTCCAGTAATCTATTCTGTTAGCTGTGTTGGTTGGACCTGAAACGGGTGCTAAAAAATCTCCTTGAGAGAAATTTGAGTTTCGGGGTATCTGTTTAGGCAGATTATAATCATATTCTATCCTTGTGTATAGCGATTTACCAACAAAAGATTTAATGTGATCCGCGTTGATGGGCGTGGAAGACTTTCTGTCGACTTGGAATTTATAATCAATGCTTGTAGGCAATATAATTGGGATAGGAACAACGATAGGTGGAATAGCGATGTAGTCATAATGATACAAAGTACCATATAGCATATCTTGGTTCCATCTGTCATGCTTTCTTTGTATATGCCACCTTCCGTCATACTGGAATAGTGTACATTTGAAAGCGGTCATTATAGCAGAAATTACATTATATGCATTATCATAGGTGTTGGTGTCTGACAGAAAAGACCTTGTGTGTACTTTGCATTGCGAAAACGGCTCCGACAGCACACCATCGCTCCTATCGTTCATGTTCTCTTCAAATATATTAGCCTCAATAAGAAGATCAATACCGAGCCCGGTAAAGGAAAGGCATCTTTGCATAATTGTAAGCAGTGTCTTTTTTTCATACACATCTATGCCGTACAATGCTTGAGCTTTTAATAAAGACAATCCGTCTGTTGCGGTCAACTTGATGGGTTTAGGGTCGGACTGCATCTGTTCATTACAATCATCTGTATTTAGAAATCCATACCATTTTGGCGATATCTCACCCGTTTTGTAATCACCCATGTATAATATTACCCGAAATTGTGTATCATCATCTGTTATTATATTTTCCAACAAAAAATCATTTTCGGAATAGAAATATATATCTATCTGTGATGCTTGCAGTGGAGGGTATTTTGATTCATCATTGTTCACATATCTTAATACACAAGCGTCAACGTTTCCTTTCAATATCGTTTCCGCACCAGTATAATCTCTTTCCTCAATCACTACAGAAAAATGCTGTCCTTCGCCATCACCTATGCCTGGATTTAAAAAAGGTATTCTATATCGTGCCCCGTAAGCCATTAGAATGATCTTTTTTGTGACCGATTAGTTCGTTCAAGCACAAACAATAAATCGTTTCCAGAAACGCGGGCAATCAGGTTTTCCGTTCCCGAATTATTTCCCATCATTGAATCAAGCCTATCGAGAGGTATTACCGCTTCTCCCGAGCTTAATCTTGCTGGAAATGTGTCATTTGGATAACCAGAAGGAACTATCCCGCCGGAAGCGAGACCAACGGCGTTACTTCCTCCTAAGCCAAGATTGAATTTAAATATATTCGCAAACGAACCCACTTTACTCGCCCCAAAAGCTTTGAGCACTAAAGCTAATACCGCAGCTTTTATTACCGCCGCAACAAGATCAATAATCAACCCCTTTACAGCATCGCCTACTTGTCGCATTGATATTTTTCCCTCCATGGCAATAGTTCTAAACACTCCCGATATTGTTTCCGCCAGTGGGCCGCCAAAGAAATCCCTTATCTCTACAGCCTGCTGCTGTATTCTTTTCATCTGATCAACAGATTCCTGCGCTTGCGCTGAAAAGAATTTTGTAAAATCATTACCAATGCCCGATAATTTAATATTAGAAGTGTCCAGATATAGCGGATTCTTTTTCGCCTGATCGTCCCAATATTTCTTAAACGATAAAAATGCCTGCGTGGCTTGGGTTGAAATCTGGTTTCCGTCGAATATGGTGAAACCGCTGAAGGATTCAGCATTGAGGTCAGATTCTATTTTATTGAATATCTCCTTTACTTTTATAGTTGGATCGTTGATAAGTTTAAGAGGTATTTCAACAGGAGTTAATCCTTGTTGAAAATAATATATAGATTTTTTTATTTTTTCTTTTGTCTTTTCCGGATTGAGTGGTTTTAAGTCAAGGCTTTGAGATATAAACTCCTGTAGCTCTCCATTAAGATCATTAAATTGTTTCCTGAGTGGCTCTATAGCTTTCTGCTGCTTCTTGATATTGTCAGCTATAATAGCAGAATTGTACGCGTCTTTATCATTAAAGAATGTCCTAACACCCTTCTGTGCGTTATCCTGGATTATCTGTTGGTTTTTCCTTATGATTTCGTTTTGCAGGACACCTCTTTCTTTTAACTGTTCATTTATTGACCTTTGCGCCTTAAACAATTCTCCACCAACTTTTCCTATTTCTCCTTCAAGATTTTTTATTATAGCAGCCTTCACAACAGATTGAGTATATTCTTGCTGTAGCTGAGTAAGTCTTTTTAGGCTTGATTCTTCAAGGGTAAGATCGCCAAAATATGATTTATTTACTTGTCGCAATTCTTCTAATGCACGCTTCTGCCGATCTCTTGTTTCGTTATGGTCTTTAATAACAGATACAAGGGCGTTTACCTTAGCGATTTCGCCCTGTGCGGAGCCGGCGGCTGCGGATGTAATATCCGTGATGGGTTTAACCAAATCTTTGATAGCTTGCGTAACGCTATCCAATTCTTTTTTAGCGGCGCCAAAGCCTCTTGTCCATGCGCCAAAGCCAAAGGACGCAAATGTTAATGCCGATGAAACTACAGAAAGGGCAAGCCCAAGCCCGCCCGCCCCGGTAAGTGAGCCGAGAAGCGCCTTAACCGCAGAACCAGACGATCCTGTTTCGGCTTTAAGCCTTTGAAATGATTCTAAAAGAGGATTGAGGTTATTTTGAATACCAACAAAACCAAAGGGAAGGTCTTGGGCTACCCGTCCGAGGTTGGTTAGGGCGAACGTCGCACTGTTTGCAGGATTAGCAACCTTTTGCAAAGATGCAGCCGTTTTCTGTCCAAAATCATCAAATCCTATTTTACCGGCGCTCTTTATTGCTTTAATTGTTGCCCCTAAATCATTAAGTTGTTTATTAAGGGGCTCCAGTTCTTTGCCACTCGAGGTTTTTGATATAGTCTTTTGCAGGTCTTTAAAATCGTCTTCGAGTTCAGCCAAAGATTTAGTGACAGCCACAACATCAGCGCCAACTTTTATTTTAAGACCTGTTTCCATTTTTTCTGTTTAAAAGTGACTGCCGGGCTCTTTCAAGTCTCTGCTTCAGATCGTCGTAGTTGTCTTCTTTTTCTTCGTCTGTAGGCAGCGGCCAGAACTTTTTCACCGGCTGCATTGGCTTTTTAGGGTCCCGATTAACGGCAGCTATCGTCCAACAGATATGCCGTGTATGATCATACTCCTTTATAATTTTTTTCTGGTACCCGTTTACCGCATTCAAGAACTCCCGGTATGTCATCCGATAATAATCAACAGGGCGAATGCCCATTTCACCGAAGGCTATTTCTTCGAGCTCGTCGAAGTCGGTTTCTTTTTTTTTAACTCCTTTTGATCTTTCAGCCGTTCGATTGACTTTTTAATGAAGTGACTGTTAGACCAGGTTTCAACTGCGCGTTTAATTTCCTCCGTTTCCCCGGTTATCGTCATTTCATCAACATAAGAAGAAAAATCCTTTAGCGATAAGGCGCTTTCTTTGTCTTCAAGGACGCAATGGTTTTCATAACCTGCATGCAACAAAGCAGCTATTCCTACTTCATTTAATGAATCTCCGGAATAATACTTTGCGTTTTGTTTTCGTTCAGCAAATACCCTGTTAGCGTACATGCCGAACATAATACCAACGGATTCTCCGTTGATAGTAATAGTTGTAAATCCGTTCATGGTTTATGAAGATGAACCGCCGAAGTCTAATGCGCCATCGCCGGTAAGTGTATAATCGAATGTTACTACGCTGTCGGTTTCTGCTGTATCACTTATATCGGTGATATAGGCATACCCCTGCATCTGGATCAGTCCGGTTGTAGATTCTACCCGGCGAGCCTTTACCCTTTTCCCTTGATCCCAGATCCTGAGCAAATCCTGGTAAGAAAACTGTGTTTCCGGGTCGGGGTCGAGCGCTGCAGCGCCAGAGCCAGAGAATGTCCAATTCTTAGACCCCAATCCAGTAGCCGGCGATCCGTTTTCGCACTTGGTATTAGTCGTATTGGTCTCCCGGGTACCGGAAAATCCAGACGAAGTTTCACAAACCGCTATTTTGAAATCTCCGGTATCGTTTTCGTCAATTTCAATTACTATATTTAGCCCTTGCGCTTTTGTTGGCATTTCTATTTATTTAAAGTTCAACAATTCGGAATCTGTATCTCAATAATTTCCTTACAATAAAATTGATTTTGGTTTCCTCCGTTAGATAACCCGATGTATCTAACCTGAGATTCATCAATTGAAACCCCCCGGCAATTGAAATCCCGGATAAAGTTTTTGAGGGCTGGATTTTCTGTGTTATCTGACCGGAGATTGTGTCTGCGATATACCTATTGCCGCTATTCTGTGTGCGGGTAACAATATCAATCGTGAATGTGTAGTCCCCACTGAATGATGACTTATCATCCGCGTTAACCATTTCCAAAGAGCTAAGTATAATTTGATGCTCCCCATCGTCTTCATCGCTGAATGTATCAATGACGGGTATTATTTTGCCGCCATATATCACCTCTCCTATACCTTGTCCAAAAGCCTTTCGTATGTATATTGCCGGGTCTTTCATAATAATTTCTTCAACCTGCTTACCAGCTTTGGTCCTTCTTCATCAAGTTGTTTAAAGAAAAATGGTTGAGGCGTTACGCCGTTCACCATAATGCTGCGATATATAGGATACCATGCACTCTCTTCTATTCCCTTTCGTTTACACCAGTCGAATATCATTTTCTTTGCGTCTCCCGTTGATTTCTGATTTCTGAACTGCGACGCATACTGCTGCAGCTCTGCCGGCACCTTCACTTTTGTTTTTGTTCCAAACTCCACAAAAGGTGAATGTTCGGATGGGCTGACTACTTCATAATTCAGAGGGTCATCTTCTTTCATTGTGATTTCATTCACCAGCAGACCCTGATCCCTCGGAGCGTCATTAATAGCTCCATTCTGAATATTGTTAGCTGATTCGCGAAGCTCAAACCCAACCTGCTGCTGTACGTCCTCTGATTTCTCACGAAGCGCCTTAATCAGATTATTCAACCCTTCTACTTTAAAAGTTATGCTCATGACGAACTTGTTGTAACCCAGGATTCGCGTTCTGTGGCGGTTATCTTTATCATCATCTGACCTTCGGAAATCTTTTGTATGTCGTTTATTATATATTTTTTTTCATCGTACTTTATCAGCCAGTCTTTTGTAACAGAGTTCGTAAACGTTGAAACCCTTACGTAAAAATCCTTCTGCTCTTCAAGCCCATCAATACCAGCCTCCTGATTTCTATATCCGGATTTCTTTTTTACATAAGCCCAAACACTGCCGGCTTCATTGTAATTTACATCTTTTCCGAAGCCATCATTAGTCGTTACTGTCGAACGATAAAGAGATATTCTCTTGTTCATCATTCCTAATTGAACACCCTTTACAGCCATGCCATTCGCTTGTACGGGTGACAAATATGTAAAGCCGATTCGCACAGGTAAGAACTACCGAACATATTCTCCTTACTCTGATCGCCACGGTTCTGATTTCTGTACGCCAATTCGTTTAAAATAGCTTCTTTGAGCCGCGCCGGCACCACATCGTAGCCAACAGAATAAGTAATATTGCACAGACCATACAGATTATATATTTTCAGGAATGATCCATCAACTTTACTATACCCTTCGACGGTCTGCCCTTCAACCGAAACTGCATTCACCTGTTTAACCGGGCCGTTAGGTAGTTCGAATAAATCTCCGCATAATTTCACCGTGCATTCAATCTGTTTTTCTATCAAAGAGCAATGGGTATAATTCTCAACCGCCTGCCTGCATGATATTATAAGCCTATTGATTTCATCATCCTGATCTGTCCCGTCAATCTTAAGCCACGATTTTGCCTCTTCAAGGCTTACGGGCTCCTGTAGATCTGATCCGGATTCAACAATATCAAGAGACAGGATATCATACATTTCTTAAAGCATTCAATTCTTTATATAGCTGGCGTTTTTCTGTTTTGTCTTTTGCCTGGGAAATTAGCTGCTGTAACTCGGCGACCCGATCACTCTTTGTCGGTTCAGGTTGCGAAACTATATTACCAGAAGTTCTGGCTACGATCTTACCGGGCATAGGCTTTACCTCATCCGTATGGATCTCTTCACATAATCCCTTTTTGATAAGAATTTCGCCAACCTGTTTAGATACAGTATACGGCTTGCCAACTTGAAGCTTCCCGCTTTTTTTGATACATAAAATCAGCATAATAAAAAAGAGGTAGCCCTACGGGGCTACCGGTTTAGTTTATGAACTTGCTCCGTTAGTCAGCGCTTCAATTGCTGTTGCAAAATCAATCTTCACAACTGCATTGGCGTGGTTATTGGCCACAAATTCGCATGCGCGAAGCTCCGCAAGGAATGTCACCCTGTTTTTGGTGAAATCATCCTGGTCGTATCCAACGCTTAGCGTAAGATCTTTCCTGATGCGAACTTTAACCTTTGATGCGTCAATAAGATAGGCTGTGCCCTGAGCAACACCAGGATTCTCTACAACCTGCACGCCGCTCAATCTCATACCATCACGAGTATTGAATGGGGGGAGTACATAATGCCCGTCGCCTCCCTTCTCCATATCAATCACACCAGCATCAAGCGGGCTGATTAAGATATGAGAGGGCTGTAAGCTATTGTTAGCCATAACCGCTACTGCCGTACGAATAACATCCG